AAGAAATATTATTTCTACGCAGGACATAGAAACAAAGGCGCAGGAGAGAAATGTGGTAGACTCCATGGTCATACTTATGATGTAGTATGTACTTTTAAATTTACAGAAATGAATAGTGGAGTAACAATGCTCTTTAGTGATATTGATAAAATCGCAGAACCAATTATAAAATACTATGACCATCATTTTTTAATACACGACAAAGACCCATTAAAAGAATTATTAGATTTATCAAATGAGCCTTATAGAGAATTACCATTTGAAACATCAGCAGAGAATATGGCTATTTGGATTTTTAATATAATAGCAGAACAATTACCAATAGTAAGAATAGAACTTTCAGAAACAAAATCAAGTACAGTTATTTATGAGCCAGAAGATAATAATTAGTGAAGTCTTTTACTCTATTCAAGGAGAAGGGAAGACAGTAGGAATACCAAGCGTTTTTGTACGCTTAGGAGGATGTAATCTAATATGTGGTGGCATGGGTACACAATTCGATAAAGAGTTGCATAATGGGGCAGAATGGCGTTGCGATACAGTTGAAGTATGGATGAATGGAGGAGCAATGTTAATTGAAGATGTTTTACATCAAGATTGTATAGAAGCTATTGAAAAAGGAGCTCATATTGTTTTAACAGGAGGAGAACCTATGATGCAACAAAAAGCATTAGAAGAATTTATAAACTACATAAAAGATGAGATAGTAGATGAGCCTTATATAGAAGTAGAAACAAACGGAACAATTATGCCTAGCGATTTTCTTCTAAAAGAAGTATCACTTTGGAATTGTAGCCCTAAACTATCTAATAGTGGAAACGATAAATCAGTAGCTTATAAACCTGAAGTAATAGAAGTACTAAACAATTTTCATACCATTTTTAAATTTGTAGTAAATACTAAAAAAGAATGGCACGAAATAGGATATTTATATATGCCTATTATTGATAGAGATAAAGTCTACTTGATGCCAGCAGGAGAAAATCAAGAACTATTAAATGAGAACAAACTTAATGTAGTTGAGTTAGCAAAAAAAGAATGTGTAAACTTTACTACACGATTACATATAGAAATTTGGAATAAAAAAACTGGAGTATGAAAACATTTATAACTTGGGAGCAGATAAATAAAAAAGCAGACAGAATAAAAAAGAAATATCCAAAGGCTAAATTCTGGGGAATACCTAGAGGTGGTCAAGTAGTAGCAGGAATATTAGGAAACGCTGTAGATAATATAAATGATTGTGATGTTATTGTAGATGACTTAATTGATAGTGGAGCAACTAAAGAAAGATATATTAAATACGATAAACCAATAGAAGTATTAATTGATAAGAGAAATGAGTTCACTAATGAATGGCTTGTATTTCCATGGGAAAACTCAGAGGGAGATATAGACGACAATATTACTAGAGTGCTTCAATACTTTGGAGAAGATGTAGAGAGAGAGGGATTAAAAGAAACACCAAAAAGATATATTAAATTCTTAAAAGAATTCTTAAATCCTCCTGAATGGAATTGTACAACCTTTGAGGGAGAGGGGTACGATGAAATGATAATACAAACAGGCATACCTTTTCATTCTTTATGTGAGCATCATATAGCACCTTTCTTTGGTTATGGCACAATTGCATATATTCCAAATAAAAGAATAGTAGGCTTAAGTAAATTAGCTCGGACATTAGAAACCTTTGCAAGACGATTACAGAATCAAGAAAGAATAACAACACAAGTAGCAGATTTTTTAATGGAGAAGCTAGAGCCAAGAGGCGTAGCAGTACAGCTAACAGCAAAACATATGTGTATGGAAATGCGAGGAGTTAAGAAACATAATACTTGGACTACTACTACAAAACTAACAGGAAGATTTAAAGAAGATAACTCAGTACGCATGGAATTTTTAAATGGAATAAGAAATGAATAAAAAGACAAAATCCGACACTATAAAAAAAGAATCACTTTTAAAAGCCTTAGAGAAGTCATTAGGAGTAGTAACAACAGCTTGTAAGAATGCCAATGTACATAGAAGTACTTTCTATGAATGGTATAAAAAAGATAATGATTTTAAATTACAAGTAGATGATTTAAAGAATGTAGCCTTAGATTTCGCTGAAAGTAAACTACACGAACAAATAAGCAAAGGAGTACCTTCATCTACTATCTTTTATTTAAAAGCCAAAGGCAAGAACAGAGGCTATGTTGAAAGGCAAGAGATAACAGGATTTGATGGAACTAAACTATTTGAGGTCAAAGTTATAAAGAATGGAGATAACGACTAATGTAGTTTATGAGCATTTACAAAACTCTGATAAAAAGATAATAGTTGAGCAAGGAGGAACTAGGTCTGGAAAGACTTATAATATTCTTATTTGGTTAATCTTTAATTATTGTGGTAGCCATGAGGGTAAAACAATAACAATCTGTAGGCGTACCTTTCCAGCAGTAAGAGGAACTGTGATGAGGGATTTCTTTCATATCCTTAAACATTATAAATTATATTACGAGGAGCTTCATTCTAAATCAAGAAGCGAATATAATCTAAATAACAACAGAGTTGAGTTTATTAGTATTGACCAACCTACAAGAATAAGAGGAAGAAAAAGAGATATACTTTTTATCAATGAGTGTAATGAATTAGATTGGGAGAGTTGGAATCAATTAATATTTAGAACACAAGAAAGAATAATATTAGATTATAACCCTTCAGATGAGTTTCATTGGATATACGATAAAGTATTAACTAGAGAAGATACAGATTTCTTTCAAACTACTTATAAGGATAATCCTTTTTTAGAAAAAACATTAGTTAAAGAAATTGAAAGGCTAAAAGGAATAGATGAAAACTATTGGAGAGTTTATGGCTTAGGAGAAAGAGGACAAAACAGAAGCTTAGTATTTAACTTTCAAACAGTAAAAGAAATACCAGAAGAAGCTAAACTTGTTTCAAGAGGCTTAGACTTTGGATATTCAAATGACCCTAGTTGTTTAATTGAAACCTTTATAGAGGGAGATAATATGTATTGCAGAGAATTACTTTATCGTACAGGAATGACAAATCAAGATTTAGGGAATGAATTTAAGAAACTTGGTTTCGATAGGCGAGATGAAATATATTGTGATTCAGCAGAGCCAAAGAGTATTGAAGAAATACATAGAATGGGTTATAACACAAAACCAACCTTTAAAGGCTCGATAAATATTGGTATAGACATTATTAGGAGATTTCGTTTATATGTCACTGAGGGCAGTATAAACACCATTAAAGAGCTTAGAAACTATAAATACATAGAAGACAAGAATGGACAATTAACTAATAAGCCTGTTGATGCCTTTAATCATAGTCTTGATGCATTGAGGTATAGCGTTGTTAATAAACTACAGAATCCAAATAGAGGGGAGTATCATATCTACTAGATGATTTGGATATTAAGATTTTTCTTTATATCTTTATAGTGTTACTAATTAAACAAACAAGAAATAAAATGGAAAATAAAATAGAATTTGATTTAAATACTATGGGTTCAATGGATATTGAATCTATGCATATAGTAATAAAAGCATTTAGAGATTTAAACTCTAATGAATATATAATGGAGGGAGGAACTGGATTTAATACCAATAGTGGTTATGTTTATATAGCATTAGAAAATGGGATAACTCTGGCATCTTGCTTTGGGCGAAGTGTAGATTATATTGTTAGTGATTATGATACAGGAGAAGAATATTTTTATGATACTTACGAGGAAGCAGAAACTAAAAATTCAAAATTATGCGAATAAAAAAAATAGTAAAGTTTTATAATGAAACTACGCCTGTTGAGAAAGTCCAGTTATTATGGATGATGGCAGACCAAATAATGATACCAATTCAAAAAGAGGATGGAATACATTGTTTAGAATTAGACAAGGAAATTCCTGTATGTATGAATGGAACAACTTATCAATTTAATACAGAAGAATTATACAAAGATGAAAAAACCAAATAAAGATATAAGAATCCTTGACACAGGAGTAGTATGTGTTGAAACAACAGATATTAAAGGCAATCATAAAATAGAAACTTATACTATGAAAGAATACATAGCCTTAACAAATAAAAGAATTAAACAACAGGAGAAATTCGATAGATTCATGAGAAATAGTTTAATAATTTATTGCATGTTATTAGTATTTTGTTTACTGTTGTTCCTTAATGGCAACACAATATAAATATATGATAGCACAAAGTTGGTGTTTAGAAAATAATATTAAGATTTATGTTGAGCCTATTAGCAAGGGAAGAAAACCAAATATCAAAATAGTAATAAATAATAAAGGAAAAATAATTAAAGGAGAAAAAACATATACCCAAGATAATAAGGTAAGCAAAGTCATTTATAATCTTTACTTACATTTATACGATAAATTTCATTAGTTTGTAATTTAGTTTTGTTTAGTCAAAAAGAGCTGTGTTATACAATATGGCTCTTTTTTTGTTTATAATAAAAGAAGTATATGCAAATAAAGACTTTACGAGATGTTTCTTTAAGAAACTATCAAACCCTCCAGCAAATCAAAAACCCTTCAAATGAGGATGTTTTAACTATCTTATTTGAGTATTCAATAGAAGAAATTAGAGATATGAAGCAAAAAGATTTAGATGCTTTAGCTATACATATTAAATCTCTATTTGAAAAAGAGAATGATTTATGTAATATTTTACAAATCAATGATACAGAATTTGGGTTTATTCCTAAGCTAGATGATATTACTTATGGAGAGAATACAGATGTGAGTAATTATATTAATGACTGGGAAACAATGCATAAAGCCATGGCAGTTTTATATAGACCTATTACTGCAAAAATGGGTAATAGATATTCTATTGCAAAATATGAGGGTACAGATAAATACGCTGAGCTAATGAAAGATGCTCCTTTAGATGTCGTATTGAGTATGATTGTTTTTTTTTACAATTTAACCAACGAGTTACTAAATTGTATCCCGAGTTATTTACAGAAAACGACTCTGAGGAAAGAGCTCCTAGCTCATACTTCCAAAGAAAATGGGGAAGATATAGCGAACTTTACACTCTCGCTCAAGGGGATTTGCGAAGATTTAACGAAGTTACAGAACTATCCTTATTTAAATGTCTAACCTATTTAACATATACAAAAGAACAAGCCG